GGAAACCAGGATGGTTGTTCTATTGTTATCTGCCTCAAATGACTTAGCACCTTTTGGCCTTCCTGTGACTTAAATAACCGTCCATATAATATATCTAAGTCATCCGCTTTCTGCGGCTCCGGCTTTGCTTGAGATAATCCCTCCCAACCTTCAGCCGAACTCATTGCATCGCTCCAGCCACAGTTTCATCTGTTGGCATTTCTGGCTGTTGTTCAGCCATCATAGCTTGCTGCATTTGTTGCATCATTGCCTGCTGTTCTTCTGGCGTGTTAAGCAATTTTGCATCGATACCCATCTTTTCAGAAATAAAATTTACTATCTCTGATATATTCAAAGCAGTTTGACCCATTGGCCCCATTGCATTAGCAATCTGCATAAAATTAAGAAGTTGATTTACCTCTTCCATTTTTGGCGCTTCTGCTAATGGTGACACTGGCACAACCTTTACCTGAACACCATTGACCTTGAGAGGCATACGAATAAACCCCTGGCGGTCAAGAACGTATAAGGTTCTGGATACTAACGGTATCATGATCTCTGTCATCAATCGACCAAAGGCAGACCCAAGATTTGTAGCCAACTCACGCTGGCGCTGGGCAATCTCTGTAGCTGACCTAGCGCTCATTGTATCTGGTGGTAAAGTATCATCCATCAAGATCTTTTTGATGTTCATGGTTATATCCTGGATAACAATCTGACTTGTGTTAAAATCCCCAGCTCGGGGTAAAGGAGCTAGGGATGCACCTTGCGGCCCACCATTTCGTGCGACTGGGATAATTGCACCTGGTTGTACTTTAATATTCTGGGGGTTTAGTACACCATCATCAGCTGCAAGGTATACGCCTGATATTGAAAGACTTGCGTTTTTTAATATCAATTCTTTTGTTTTGTTAAGAGTTTTTATATCTGCTATCGCATCAATCAACGGACCTCGGCCATAGACTTCACCAGCTGTTTTACTAAACCTGGCAACGATAAATGGACTGCTATCCATTTCTCGATACACCAGCTCTTGCTGTTTGTGTGGCCAAACGACATGATAATGATATCGACCGCTTTCTTGGTCAAAAATTATTGCATCAAATAAATCTAGCTCCTCGTGTGGCTTATCATCAATAGCTGCTTGAAGCTCTGGCGTTATTTTAACGTCACGAAACTCCCTCTTAATGGCTTCTGATTTTATTCGTAGCTTGCGATATACGTTATCAATCGTGCCATAAGCACCTTCCTCGATTGCTACTAAATACTGAGGAACGGCCAAGAAACGAACAGGCGTCACTTCATCGCCTGGGGTAATCATCATAACCGCTGTACCAACGCAGAGATCTAAGAGAAACTCGCCCATTGCCAGGTCAAAGCTTGTTTGCCGTAGCTGGTCAAACATAATATCCACATAGGCATCAAGTATTTCTTGCGCTCGTTCTTTCTCATCATCTGGAACAGCTGAACCTGGTTCTAGTCTGCACCATTTGCGCATAGGTGGGAAAAGGCCAGACTGCATCCTGTTGGCAAAACGCTTTGTTGCATTGACAGCTGTACTATCAAAAACTCTTTGTGTTTTGTTTTTGCCTGGAGTTTTGCCTTCGTAATAGCCGTTGTATAAATTTCTTTGTGGCAAAGCAAACTCATAACAATCTTCATAGATTGTACGCCATTCATCTTTTCGAGCCTGAGCTTTTGCCTCACGCCCCATTACTTCTTTTACATTTAACTTAGGCATTTCTATTCTCGTTTCGTTTACTTATGGACGCTGCTTTCTTTCTGGCATCTGCTTTTGAAGAAGCACCCCAGGCGCGGAGGGATAGGAGCAGCCTTGTGGGTCTCCCCTTGCTATCACGCTCCGGCCCAGAGTTCCCCGCCATTCTAGCCAGGAAGGACGCTCGGCGAGGATTATCGCCTGTCTTTACCGGAGCTTTTAGTTTTGATCCTGTTGTCCGATTAAAGAAGGCCCGACCAGCAGCGTTCAAACCGCCTTTAGGATTTTGATGTACTTTTTTCACCACCAGATTTTGCCTTTTTCTTTGGAGCCTTACCGCCCTCCCAAGCCTCATTTACTTCGGGAGTAGAAGGGTCATCCGCTACTAGATGACCCTTCTCGTTTCTTGCCCTTTTCGGCTCTGCCTCATTTCTGTGATATACTCTTGGATCGTCTTTAATTTTTGTCATGCTAAATTTAAAAGTTTAGCTTTTAACTTTGCTAACCTTTCGTCCTTCTGTTTATAAAATTTCTTACGTCTTTTCTGACCTTCGGCTTTTCTTTCCGCTAATAACGTTGCTTTTCGTTCAGCTGCCGTTTCACCTCTTGCAACAGTTCTACGATCTGAGGCTGGTCTGCCAAAAATATCTTTGCCAAGATTTTTTCCAGCTTCTCGGCTACGTTTTTGTCTGTCATCAAGATTTGCAAAGTAAGACGGCGTTTTTTCTTTTAAACCCAAGTCCATCAAAACATCATCCCTTACATTATGGAATGCGTTTCTTTTTACAACGTCTTTCTTAGTAGAGCTATAAGTATACTTGCCTGGAGTTTTTCTTGTAGCTGCTGCATCTCTGGACATTTTATTGCTTATTGCAGTTCCAGATTTTATTTTTGTAAAAGAAAACATTTTCTTAGCCATGATTAGCCGCCAAGTTTTTTCTTAATTTCATTTATAGCAGCACCTTCTTGTCTCAGGGGTGAGAACAATAATCGCATACCGCCAGTTCTTCTTAAACGTCTGCGCCTTTGTGCGCCTTGCATTTGAGTTTTCTCTTGCGCCTCGGCTCTTTCTTCTTGCCGATCTATAACTTCTTCTGTTGGCGTTTGCACTGGTGCTGCAACAGGTGCTGGTGCTGGTGCTTTCTTTTTTCCAAAAATACCGCTCATTTATTCAAACCTTACCATTGAATAATAGTCAGCCCCCTCTGGGCCAAACTTTCTGTGTTTACACTCTACCTCAAAATGTAGTGCTTTGGCAAACCTTAATGCTACCATATGTTGTGATTTTACAAAAATCTGCATCCTTCTGATACCAGATGTGGCCATAACCTCGGCTAAAAGCGCTCTTGCGCCTATCAAAGTAGACCTTGTGTGATTTTCTAGCCCTTTGCCTGGAATAAACCATGCCTCCACTACGCCAGGCCAAACATCTCTTACGCCAAACACGCAAACAACTTTGCCTCGACCGATAGCTGCCCAGCTCCAGCCATGCTCAGAATTTTCATAAACGTAATCTAAATAGCCAGTAATACTATCAGCATACTCTTTTTCGTGTGGCCCCAGGTCTATGCTTAGAAGATGATTGTATTGTAGCGGCACGATCTGTTCGTCCGGCCTCATTTTAAACGTAGGAAGCTGTATCAACCCCATTAAAACACGCTAAAGTCACTATTCGCAGTATATGATCCCTGTTGGAAAGTCGTGCCATACGAGCCTCTCCGTAAGCGTCTTTGCTCACCGCCACCTAGCATAAGATAGCCAAAAGCATCGCCACAGTGCGAATGTTCGTTCTTTACTGGTGCGTCTTTAAATCTTTCCTGACCAGCGCCCAGGCTTTGCCTTTTGAAAAAATATCCACCACTAAGAGATTTTCGCAGCCTCAAACACTTTTTATCAACAATCAGCCCAGGTTTACCGCTAACAAGCCTGGACATTGGAGAAGCTCCAGCCTCGCGCCTGACCTGAAAAGCGTTACTGTCTGTTGGTTGCGCCTTAAATCCTAGAGATCTGAGATGATCAAACGCTGTCACCTCATAGATCTCATCGCGTTTATTACCAGCCGGATCGCCCCAGATTAAAATATCATGCTTAGAATATCGTTCTGCTATTCTTCCCAAAAGTTCCTGACCAAATCGTTCAAGCCCCATGTCAAAAGTCACCAGCTCATCGCAAACACGCCACGCACCGCCCTGGGTACGCTGACCAAAGATAGCAGCTGGTGTAAGTCCAAAGTCCACACCGATTTGTATTGGATAATATGGATCTACCTCCACATCACCCGACATAAGCTCATCGTCATACTCAGGCCAAACTGGTCTACCTTCTTGGACAAATGTATACATTCCTTGGGCATAGCATCGAATCCAATCTACATTTTTACCACCAAGCAGCTGTTGATAGTAACCTGGTGGCAGATTGTTAGCATTTTCAGCATTTTCGTTGATACGCCACCATTTTGCTCCAGAAAACACAAAGCCTTGTGCATCAGGGTTATCATCCGGCACTTCATCGGGCGAGGCTTGCAATACCCCACCTGGTTGTCTGAAAAAGGTCCAGGGATAACTTCCCTTGATCGGATGCTTTTCTGCTACCTCATGCCACCAATGATCGCTATCTGGTGGGTTTGTATCCATCCAAATGCCATACCAGGTAGGACCGCCATCTAATTTTGTAGGATATCGGCCAACTCTGTGCGTTAATCCATCGATTACTGCTTTGGGCAGCTCCCTAGCTTCGTTGACCCAGGCACCAGTGAGTTCCAATGACAATAATTTTCTGACGTCTTGCGGAGAAGACAACGCCATGAATATCACTTCACAATCGATGCCTGGGATATCGCCCCTAGTCGGGATCTTGATGTGATGCGAGATAGGTGGTTGCCAGCGCATACCACCCCACACATCCTCGGGAAATAATTCTTGCCATGTTTTTATAGTTGTCGTGCGCAGCTCGGGATATGTGTTCCTCACGATGACAAAGCGTGAGTACTTGATCCCATCTCTAGGAGATGGCTTTTGCTTGACCGCCCTTAACATTATCTCGGCTGCGCAACCATAGGACTTACCAGATCCAACCGGACCCATCAAGCCCCTAACGAAACTTTGATCGTGTATAAACTTCCAAACAGTCGGGCTATTCTCAAAGTTTAAATCAAGGCTGGGGATCGCGCTCATTTTTATCCTGTAATGTGTCGTGACTGATTAGTCTTATTTTTCTTAATGCTTCTTCAAGAGCCTCTATTCTTTGCTCCAGCATTATAATTGCTACCTCAAGTCTTGCTATCTTGTCCATATTTGTTAATCCAGTCCCTAATTTGTCTATTTTTAGACAAAGGTTTTTTAACTTGTTATCAACCAAAACATCCCTGCCCTGTTTGTTTATAGCTGTCCAAGTGTAGTTATATCCCCTATCTCTGCGCTGAATAACAAATCCTCGATATTCCCAAGGATACTCTTTGTCTGTTTTTCTTTTTGTCTTTTTTTGTTCAAGCCTTGCTGTCTTGTCCATCAATTACCTCCGCATACTCAGTTGTTTCCGGACCCTTCATGTTGATACCAACAATCGAGGGCTTATCGCTTTCCTGATCCGGACTATCGAGCCAACCAGCTGCTTTTGCCAATACTCTCAGCACCGAAACCTTATCGTGCATCTCAATCGCAACCCGACCATCAGGCATAGGTGTTATTTTTTTAATAGCCCTCAAAGCATAATCCGGAATATCTTTTGGATCTTTCATCGTACCATCAAGATTAATAATCTCAGTAATCGAAGTTGTACCCAGGGCAATCAATTCCTGGGCAACAACCTCTTTGTTACTTTCTAACGTGGCACTCGTCCTGACCCTTTTCTGTGTAACTCGTACACCACCAAACCGACCAATAGGAGTTTGCCTCGTTCTAGCCATTAAAATGGGATCTCATCTTCAAAGTCTTTGTCAGCACTACTGTTTTGCTGAGAAGATTGATTATCGACTTTGCCCTTATCGTCCATCGGAAACAGGCTCAACCAGATCTCAGCTTCCTGGTTAGGAATAGGCAACGCATTTAACTTAATACGCATACCCTTACTATCCTCAAAGGCTATACCTAACTTTACCCAATCAGATTTCTCAGGATCATTCCTGCGTTTCTGACCTTGTACTACGTTATACATTTTTTTCATTTACTCGTCCTTCCTAAATAGTAAACGTTATATTTTAATTTGTGTCAGCCCTTCCCCCTGGCCGCTCATAAAAGTTTTTAGCACCTTGCTTCATAGAAGCTCTACCCATAAAATTCATACGCTCTTTCTCTAGAGCTTCTACCTTCTGCTTTACCCTATCAGACAATGAATTTTGCAGATTTTCCTGCCTGATGATTTGCATATTTTCCTTCATCGCGCGCGTAGCATCTCCAAACATTTTTCGGACCGGAGCCTTTTTTTCTTCTGGTATTAACTTAACGTTATTATCCCTAGCCTTTAAATCTACTAAATCAGAATTAAGAGCATCAATCATATTTCTAATTTTATTAGCGTAAGCCTCAGCTTCTCGCTTAGCCCTATCAAGGTTTGGTTGCTTTGCCATATCAATCTCCTTTAATTCGGTATCGCACTTATTTCAGGAAAAATCCAGAAAATATTTATGTGGGACCCCCATATGTTAGCGGAGGCCCAGGGGGGGCAGGGGTGGTGTTTTTGCTGACTGCCTGACATTTAACATAATACATATTATGCGAAAACCTGGGCTGTTTTCCCTTATTTTTATAGTCTTTTTCCCTTCACTATCCCCTTGATTATGTCGTTTGCTCTGTAATCCTTAGACTTTCCCAGCGCTTTTGACACTGGCACTTGGAAATATCCTATGCCTCGCGCCATATCTCTTCTGTTTTTATAGCAATACTCTGCATGGTTCTTTAGTATTGCTGACCAATCCTCCATTGTTAGCCCATCCTTTATCCAATGAGATACCGTTTGAATATCTCTATCATTAATATTACGAGGTGTCCCATATTCATTACATATCCTGAGAAACAATGCACAAAACCTTCTAGCATCATTATATATAATATTATTATTATTCGTTATAATGTTCTCGTTTGTGTTACCTCTGTGTGTAACAGGTTGGTGTGACATCTGGGGGTAACAGGTGGTTTGTTTATCAACAGAGTTATCCACAGGCTGTTGTATTGGATTTAATCCTTGTTTTTGTCTTGTCTGATTGTAATTGTGAAGTTGTTCTTTTCTTGCCTGTTCTCGCTGTTCTTCTATTCTGATTTGTTCGGCTGCTGTCAGGTTTGCTTTCGCTTCATTTAAATCTTTTGGCGCCCTCTTGAATACTACTTTTAAACTGTCGCTCTTTTGGTGTTTACTAAACTTCTTGACCTTCTCAATATATCCAAAATCGATTAAGTTTTTAATCTGCCTTGTAACGGCTGTTCTACTGATACCCATATCTTTTGCAATTCTGCCTTGAGAAACCCAAGTAACGCCCAATTGATCCGTATAAGTACAAAGAACACATAAAACACTTAATGCGGCTGTACCATGCAAGCGCGTGTCTCTTGCCGCATCAAACGGTAACACCGAATAATTCCTTAGATCTTCATTCTTTTTACGAGGTACTAACATTTAATTCCATTCAAGAGTGACAATCACCATTGGATCACCAAACCGTTTTTGTATTGTCATTTTGTATATAAGCCGATCATCTTCGTATAGGACGCCATTACAAGCGTCTGTGATAATCTTAAGCACATTATCTGCATCTACCCTAGTCGGGATGGTTTCCCCCATTGTAGCGGCTTCTCTGCGCTTCTTAGAATATGATTTAGGAATACCGAATTGAGCCATCACAGAGACACGACAAGGAACGTTGATTGGATCTAGTCCTAGTTCTACCATTTTATTTGATGCGGCAGCCGCCAGTTTGAACTCATAATCTCGTGTTTTTTTAGGCGTGTAAGCCCTACCTTGTCGCGTAAATCTTGGACGCCCCTTGCCCACTGGTTCACCTTGAAACCAGAAATCAATTCTTTTCATGTTTACTTAACCAGTCTTTAATCTCTTGTTTAAAATCATCTGCGCTTTGTTCTATTGGAAATGGTGGCGGAGCCAGTGAAACAGCTTGTCCAGGTAAATGATCCCTAATTAAATTACTGATAATTAATGCCTGGGATTGATTGGTTTTGTTGCTATAGTCAATCAGTCTTTGCTTACTTGTTGACGGTATTCGAACTGTAAAGTTCACCAAGTTCTCATTATTTTTTATTATTTGTTTCCTTTTTTTCATAGCAAAAACGCCCCTCAATAAATTAATTATGTGATACCACTTGACTTATAATCTGGTATCACTTAGTTATCAATATGTGATTTGTTAGTTTATAGGAAGGACAAAACAAAATGAAACTTAAAAAGATAAAATCAAACGTCAGCGAGTTAACTTTTAAAAATCATTATGACGATTGCGAGGTTACTTTATTATTCTCTTATGAAACACCCGTTGCAGGATATGATTCAAAGGGCGCTTTTAAAACGACTACAAAATACAGCCCGACAACAACTAAACACATCAATCAATATTTTGGCAATGTAGAGCCGCGCTTAGTTGTTCAAGAATACATCAATGCAATAAGAGATGGAGAGGCTTAGACAATGACAATAACAACATTCAGAAAAGTTTTTGTTGAAGAAATGAAAGATTGGGATGAAAACAAGGTTAGTGGATATGTGTATCTAACTGAGGGGCAAGAAAAGCCAACATCAGATGAATATATGGATCACTATCTGCACATTGTTAAAAATGATTATAAGCATAAGCATTATGGCAATAAAGACTTTATGCTTTTTGTTGATCGCAGTGAATACCAAAGCGACCAACTCACAGACCTAGAAAACATTTTGTTTGAATGGGCAAGCGGCGAATATCATCAAGGCACTTATAAAATTGAAGAGGTGAAGCAATGAGACAAGCAATAGAACAAAGATCAATTCATAATCAATTTTCAAACTTTGATGACAAGCAAGGATTTGAAAAGCTTTTAACAGATTTATCTAAATATGATTTTGTTGATGAGTGTTGGCATAATGAAGCTATGCCACACGTTGCTAAAAATATGCCAACAGAAAAATACCCCGACAGAGCTTTAAGAGTTTGGATGGATTGGAAAGATCATCAATGGAGTGATTTGCACCACGATCTAAAAGAGGGTCAGACTTACTTTAGATTTAATGTTCAATTAAATGGTGAGTATGGTGACGGAGACACAACAGAATTTAGCAAAGACTTTGAAACAATGGACGAGGCTATAGAGTTTGTCAAAAACTATTTTGAGTCCAATATTGCTAAGTGGACGCCTCTTTTTGATGAGTGGAATAATTGGCTAGGCAAGCAAGACAACATTGATGACAAAGAAGCAGACGCTCAAGCGGTTATCACTTGCTATACTTTAACTGAAGATCAGAAAGAATATGTAACAGATTTTATTGAGAGGTGGGAACAATGAGAGATTGGATTGAAGCAATAGTTGGTGGGGTGTGCTTGTTTGGCACGTTCTATCTTTGGTTAATCATAGCAGGAGTTTTAGCATGACAGCTGATGAATTGATTGCGCTGATACATAGCGCCATAAAAGAAACGAGCGTTGACTGTGAGAGGCTCACAGAGTTTGAGCAAGACAACGATGAAATAGTTATGAGATTTTTTGATTTAGAGGAGGAAGAAGAAAATGATTGATCAAGTAGACATTAAAAAAATGCACCACCGCGATGGCTCCGATACGGAGATTGCGGCGGCGCTTAAGGTGGCTCCGAGGGTAGTCGGGAGGAGACTACAGATACTTTGCGGCCTTGCACAGTGCGGAGAAGCAAGGACAGGCAGTGAGCTTGCAAAGAACCTCGGGCTATCTATCCTTAGCGTAAGGCCAAGACTTACTGAATTGCAAGAAATAAATTGTATTCTTGACACAGAAACAAGGCGCAAAAATGAGTTCGGAAACACTGAGATAGTTTGGCAAATAACAGAGAAGGGATGGCAATATGTTTATTAAATACGAAGAGATCAGGCGATTAGCTGACAGCATAAGAGAGATGTGCAACAATGATGAGGACACTTTTCTTGACACACTTGACGGAGAAACGGACGCCCTCGACATTCTAGGTAAACTTATTCAGGAGCGCTTAGAAGTATTGGGCTACGAAGCCACAAACAAACAGCTTGCAGATCAGTATAAAAAGCGAGCTGACAGAATGGCAAATAAAGCGGATGCCATAAACCAAACCATGAAGCACTTGCTTAATGCAATGGGAGTAAAGAAGGTTAACCATGCACTAGCAACGGTAAGTATAACCAAACCTCGATGGTCAGTTGAGGTGGTTGATGAGGCACAAGTGCCAACACAACTAAAGATAACGACAACAAAACCTGATTTGAGAGCAATTAAAAAGCATTTAGATGATGGTGAACCAGTGCCAGGATGTCGCCCCAAGGTGGGCTACGAAGGCGTAACAGTGAGGATAAAATAAAATGAATAATACTTGGAAAACACTTTCAGCATTAAACGTTAATGACGATAAAGAAAAGAAAGGACGCTTTGATTATTTGTCATGGGCTGATGCTTGGAAGCACGTTCAAAACAATGTAAAGAACGCATCTTATGAATTGCTTGAGGATCTTGTTTATCCAGATAACACTCGAGAGGTTAGATGTAGTGTTACGATTGATGGTGCTACGCATACAATGTGGCTAGCTGTTATGGATAACATGAACCGAGCCATTAAAAACCCAGATGCACAAGCAATCAACAAAGCCAGAATGCGTTGCCTTGTGAAGGCAATAGCCATGCATGGTCTAGGTTTGTACATTTATCAAGGCGAGGATCTGCCAGATGAATTAGATGAAAAGCCAAAGAAAAAGAAACCTCAGATCGATGTAAGCGTACACCCACAGGAAATAGAACAACCTGAACCCAAAGAAGGCTGGCGCTTAGTTTATCACAACGGAGAGTTTAAAGACATTCTAAGCACTGCCGGAATGTTTACTTCGGAGTTGGTCAACATGGTCAAGCTGTATCAAGAAAAGAAACGACCAAAGAAACAGCAGCTTGAATTAATCCTGGCTAACTTCGAAAGCTTGGACAAGCTAGGCGAGACAGCCCGATATACAGTTGAGATAGGCATAAAGGGTTTACTTGGCCTAGATGATCTCAGCAAAGACGCACTCGAGTTTGAGTGGAACAAGCTACAGAAACAGGTGAAGTAATGAGTGGATGGAAAGAGCTATTGATTAAACAAGAATTGGAGAGAGCCGGATATATCCAGGCTCTAGCCAAACAAGACATATCCAGAAACCAAGGAGCGAGAAGGTTAAAGGTATCGCTTACATATCTATCAAAGCTAATCGATAAGTATGGCATTCACTGGCCAGCCAGGTACGGTCAAGGTGTCGGGATAAACAAGGTTCCAGGTGGTGTTGCAGAGTACACCAAGCTGGCAAATCAAGGCTACTCAAAAGCGGATGCCGCAAGAGAGCTAGACGTTTCGTTTAATACCGTTTGTGCTGTAGCAAAAAACAATAAAATAAAGTTTGTAGATGGCAGAACAAAAGGTGGGCTACGAAGCCCAAAGATCGATGTTACGTCACGTTGATTTATGTAGTGGAATAGGTGGCTTTGCTCTTGGCTTTGAGTGGGCAGAGCTTAGCCGACCTGTTCTCTTCTGTGACATAGAACCTTGGTCACGCAAAGTTTTAAGAAAGCATTGGCCAGATGTGCCGATTGCGGAAGATGTAAAGGAGTTAGCAAATGACCCAGATGGACTTGTTCCCGACTGCGATATCCTCACAGCCGGATACCCATGTCAACCGTTCAGCGTTGCCTCACCTAATAGAAGAGGCACGAAAGATGACCGACATATCTGGCCAGAAATATTTACCATTATTAAAAGAAAGCGACCAACTTTTTGCGTTTTCGAAAATGTTTATGGCCACATCTCTATGGGGATCGATGAAGTGTTATCTGACTTGGAAAGGGAAAACTACGCCACAAGGCCGTTTGTTATTCCAGCTGTTGCCTGTGACGCACCCCACAGAAGAGACAGAGTTTGGATCATCTCCAGAATTGTGGAGAACACCAGATACAGGACAGGGCGGCACAAGTGGGTTGCTGAAACAGGGCAAGACCCATCGAGAAAATGGGCAGCCCATACAAATCAGGCTAGTGGATCAGGTAAACAATTCGAAACTATGGCCGACACCCAGAGTGTCAGGACAAGAAAATATAGACACGCTAGTAAAACGGAAGGGTTTACAGAAAGCTCTGCAACACAACCTCACGGCAGCAGTGCAGATGTGGCCGACACCAGCGGCCAGAGATTACAAGGGAGCAAACGGTTACGAGAGAACGAAAAAGAAGTTGGAGAACGGAGAGAGAGCGCAAATGGGTCAGCTTCCCAACGCAGTAATGATGGAAGAGGGCAAGCAAATCTCTGGCTCCCTGAACCCCCAGTGGGTAGAGTGGCTCATGGGATACCCAGAAGGGTGGACAGACTTAGAGGACTAGGCAACGCAATCGTGCCTCAGATCGCTCAGAGGATTGGTGAAACAATTAAGAATAGTATTTAATTACTTTCTACGGGCAGCCATCATTTTTTTCATGGCTGCTTTTTTTAATTTAGGATCTTTCTTTGCAGCCTTTGATGGCCGACCAGTTTTAGATCCGTAACTTCCTTTACCGTAAGGCATTTAAGTTCTCCTAAATAAATCACCGTCTGCTTTTTTAACCGTTGCTTTGCCCTTTGCATGAGCCTTTAACCTGGCAACAGCCCATTGATGAGCTGACATTTTTGGCCTCGAACCGCTTGAGTAGTACGCACCCAGGCCACGCTTATAAATCTTGTTTGCTCGACTTGCTCCAAACATTTTTTGATACTTCGCTGGTGCTGCCATTAGG